CTTGTCTAGCAAGTAAAGTTCAAGTCGAAGCAGCGTTTAATACTCAGCTTTCTGTTACTGCAAAAGTACCAGTAAATGCGAAAGTATTTAACAATTGTGCTGTATCGTTAGTTACGTCAGTTGTTACTCTTGACGCTGTTGAGTTTGCTCTTTCTCAACCGCTGGTTGTGATTTCTGTTTGTAGTGTTGTGTCAGTAACATTAGCCGCATTTGTACCTGTACCTAAAGCGATATAAGTAAATGCAGCTTCTCAACCATTACCATTACATCTTGACGCTAAACCAGCAAATCAAGCATTAGTAAGCAAGTTACTGATTACCATTCTATCAGTGTAAAATCAAAATAGAAAAGGTATTTGAGGAACAGTTATGCCGAAAAATTTTCTAAGAGACCTAGCAATAAAATTCTCTTTAAAGAGTTTTTTTATCTTTCAGTACTTATCTCTTAGTTCGTAAGCGACATTTAGTTTTGCGCTTACTTTTGCGTTAGTTCTGTTTATCATTTAAAAAAGGTTAAAGAATAAAATTAATACTCAGTACCGTCTAAATATGGAATAGTTCCAGTAAATACACGGTCTTGATTGGGTTTCTTTAATGCCGACAAAGCCTTTTCAAAATTCACCTGAAATTCAAGTTCATCTTTTGATAAAGGCTTTGGCTTATCTAAATTAGTTTTATAGGTAATTGATGTTTTAATTGCTAGTAAATCGTGGAATTGTTTTTGTAATCAAAATGAATAATCATCTTTTGGCGTTGATATATCCTCTGTACTTGTTATGTTTTCTGTTGTGATGTCTTGCGGATAGCTTATAGCATACAGCATTAATCAATCAGAAATGTCAGTGATAGCAACTCAAGAGTATATCCATAAAGACTCTCAATAAATTCCATATCTAGGGTTAAGTCAATTAAATTGTGCTTGTATTTCACTTTCCGAAGTAGAAAAGTCAAACATAGATATATTAACTTCACCAGCAACTAAATATCAAGTTCCGTCAAGGTCAACTTCTAATCTCTTTATACTGTTTAATAATTCTGCTGGCATAGGGTAATCCCTTTTTCAAGCAACAAGGTTTCTTTTAAATACCATTCAAAAGTAGTCCTCATTGATTTTAGCGATTTCAACAGCAAAATTATTCTTCTCTTTGTTAGCGATAAGTACCAACGTGCTATTAGGCAGTGTAACACTGTCTGTTCACGTATAATATCTTACCAGCTGAGCGAAATCAGTATAAATCATATTACTAAAAGTTAAGCTTTATAAATTCAATTACTGATAAATACAGCATTTGGAGTTACAGTTCAATCGTCAAACTCAGTTGTACCTCAAACGAAGTTTCAAGTACCTGTCGGATTAACGATTGCAAATCAAGCCATTAAACTGTTAGTTGGTGTGCTTGGGAATACAACAGCTCAAAGTGTTGCTCATTCAGTTCACATCGAAGTTGATAATGCTCAAGTATTGTCTATGTATAAACAATAAACATTGAATTTAGCATTAGTAACAGTTCAAGTGATTGCTGTTTCAGCGATTGCTGCTTTTGCAAGAACACCTCAGATATATGCGTATATAGCTGCTGTATTCTTAATTTTTGCCTTTGATGAACTTCATATAGCCACTGTTCAAGCTAGTGGAAATCTATATGAATTTATAGCGTCTTCGTGAGCTTGTAAGTAAGCTATTAAAGCTGATTCTGAAAGTTGTACGCCTGGTATAATTGTAGCCATTTTAAGTATAGTTAAAAAATAATTATTTCGATAGGGTCGTGTCTAAATGAGGATTGTTCTTAACAGCATATTTATTTTCGAGTTCGTGATTACCTTTTCAAAGTTCAAGGTCATATCTTTCTGCAATAATATTTGCAACAGATTGTGGAACTTGTACGAATACTCATTTCATAATCGTTAGACCAGCTCAGTTTACTGAGACAGTTTGCACTGCTCATTTTTGCTCACCTGGGTCTAGTGGGATATTGATTTGAACTTTAGGTTCATTCGCCCAGTACGCCTTTTGTTTCCTAACTCAGTCGTCATAACTGTTAGGGTCTGCCCCTTTTTGGTCTGTAACTTTATCGGTTATAGGTCAAGAGTTATTTGGCTGTGATTGTGGCTGTGCTGGTGCGAAATCTCATTCACCAAGAATAAACATTGTTATTATTCGCTTGTTAGCTGGCGCTGGGTGTCAAGAGGGATTTTCATTGAAAGGTAACTTTGTAAGTCATCTTTCTGCAAGTTTAGTTCTTGCAATTTCAACTAAATCTTCTCTTGTATGTTCGTCACACAGCGCTTTAATTTTCTCCTCTAAGTTTAAATTTGATTCCATATCGTTTATAGCGTTTTCCATAGTTAATTGTTAATTAAATAAAAACTGGTGCGTTTTAAGCAGCCGCTGAGCTTTCTAATCTTACCATAAAAGCGTCATTTAAGATTTTAGCAACAAAAGTTGCTTTCCAACCTGACGTGCTTCTTTGATTAAGTGGGTCTGAAGTTCAGCCACTTCAAAGAGGTTTGATTATATTCTCCATTGGGGTTCAAGAAATTCTTGTTGTTCAATATGCTTCTTGAGCAAGGATTAATGTTGAGTAAACATCGATACTTGATTTTCAACCTCATGTGAAAACCTTAGCATTTGTTGATTCGATAAATCTTACTTCTTCAATGCTTCAGATTTCTCATTCCATTACATCTCTTTGGCTTGGGTATTTCTCAACTGTTGTAAATCAAGAAACAGCTTTTAAAGTGTATGAAACGTTAGGGTGAATAATTGATATGTAGCAAGTGTTTAATGGAACTGTGCTGTATCAAGTACTAGCGTCAACCATTTTTGTCATCTTTCTTGCTTTAGCATTTTTTAATGTTCTGATTGCTTTTCTAATAGTAGCAACGTCAATAACGTCTCATGATTCAACGTCAGTTCTTGCAGCTCTACTGTTAACTCTTTGAACTGTTGTTCAAGCGTTAATAACATCTCTTGTTAATTGGTCAAGAGTATCTCAAGCTTGGTCTCAAAGGATTTCAGCTGCTTCCATTAACACGTTGTCGATAGAAACGAATTGAACCTTGTCAGTCAAAGTCACATAGTCTCAATATTGTGCAATTTGAGCTGTGATTGTTGTTTGAGATAATGCACTTCCACTAGGAGTTATTCACTCTGTAAGTGGTGTAGTTGCAGCCGATAAATTTGAATAACGTCTGAATTTGATTGTGTCAGTTCAGCCATTAGCAGGTATGTCTTTAATTTGCGCCCATTTATTGTGTACAAATAAAGGGATAGCTCTTAATAGTAATGTTCTACTATAAAAATTATTAACTTCTGCTGGTATTTGTGCTATTCATGTGAAACTCATTTTAGTAAGGGTTAAAAATTAAAATTATCAACCACCGCTCATTCTGACTCTAGTTTGCTCTGCTTGAAATTCTGCGTCTGTCATGTCCCAAATTCATTTTTTTGGTACATCTGCTCATTTCGCAGCACCTCAAGTTTTACTAGCTTCTTTCTCTTTGTCGGCTTGTCTTGCTTTGTCTGCTCAGAGTTTGAGCAAATCAGCACCACAAGCGGCAAAAGCGACTTGTTCTAGCGGTAAATTAGAATAAGAAGAGTGCTTTGCCCATTTTTCAATTTTAGCCTCATAGGGTTTAAATTGTGGGTTAGCTGTTAGAAATTGCGTCATTTCAGATTTGAAAACAGAGTCTTCAATAACAGCAAAATGTTTTCAAAATTTTTTACTTAAAACTTTTTCAACAAGTGCTTCGTCCTCAGGTGAGATGTCGTCGTCGTAGGTGTTATCTTCGTCGTCGTCATCGTCGCCTTTGTCGTCTTTTTTGTCGGCAACTTTCTTTTCAAGTTTATCTATTTTGGCTTGTTTACGAGCTAAAATGTAATCTAACTTGTTTTTCCTGACTGGTGGTTCATCGTCAGGATTATCTTTTCAAGGTTCGAGAGGTGTCTTGTCTTTCTTGTTATCTGCTGGCGGTGTGTCAGCAGGTGGTGGGTCGGACGGTGGTGCAGCTGGGGGCTGCTCTCAGCCTGTGGCTGGAAAGGTTGGTGGAGTAGTTAGGTTTAACTCTCCGTTGTTGGCGTTTTCGTTGCTCATATTTATTGGTTAATAATATATGGATTATCTAAGTATTTTCTTAAATACTCGTAAGCGTTCCTGATTGAGTGGAAACCGCCTTAAAGCCTCTATCAGAAACGCATATGAATATTTAAAGTGTCGTGTTTTCGTTAGTCATTTCTACCTGTGGGTAAATGTCAGCGCTTGGGTCATGTGTGTTTTGGTCTATTCAATCATTAAATTTATTTATAAGTTTTTCAGGTAAAACTCTCATGTTGTTTATTACTGTTGCAGTTGCTGAGTCAGTGTCTCTTTCTCATAGGTTTATATAATGAGCATAAGCTAGCTGTTTTTCTAGTGCTGTTAGCTGTTCGTTTAGGTGTTCTACGATAACTGCCCAACCGTCAGTCGTAATTATATTTTGTAGTGCGATAATTTTTTGTTCGTTTGTCATAGTTTTAAGCGGTTAGGTTATTTGATAGGTGCTTGATTATTTTGCACCAATTGATTTTGTTGTTCTTTAGCACTAAGTCACATTGTTACTTCTTCATTAGTTAAAGCACCAAGCTTATTTGCTAGGTTTGGTGGCACTAGTTGTGGGTTTTCTCTTATCATCATCATTGCCATTTTGTGGGATTCGATGTGACTTCTAGTTGCAGAATTATCTATTGCTCTTGTGTGGATTTCTAGGTGTTGTATGTGGTCGTCTGTTACTAGTACTTTAGCTGGTTTATTGTTGTTTAAGAGTTTATCATTTTCATTTTCTGCTTCTAGTTCGTCTATTGTAGCTGGAAATAATACGTCAATCTCTTCGATTGTGAGTCAGGATAGTTTAGCGATTTTCTTCATTAAAAATCTTCTGTTTATGGTTTGGTCGTCTCAAATATTTTGGATTAAACTGTTGTACGCATTTAGGTCATTTAATCGTTTTGCTTCTGATAATACTGTGCTTTCTATGTCTACATTTGGGTCTACGTCATGTATAATATCTTCTCTCTTTATAGTTACCCATTTGTCAGCTCATAGTGCGCCGTTAATCTTAATAATCTTTTCGTCAATTTTGTCAGCAAGATAAGTCTTGTATAAGAAATACCATTGTTGCCAAAAGGCTTTTTCGCTCCAGCCAAATATTTTTGCTGATAGTGAGTATCTAACGTCAACTTTTTGTGAGACTAGGGATAGTTCTGTGGCTGTTCTTGCTTTGTTTCATATGTTTCATTGTTGTATGTTTGGGGTGGCTGTGGCTTTTTGTGCTGAGGCATCAATAAATTCCAGCATAAATCAAACCTCTTGTTTAACTTGTTGTTTCTCAATCGGCAGGATTGCTCAAGCTGGGTCTCAATCAATTCAAATAAACTTATTGAAATCAGATTTAGCGAGGTCAACTTTGCTTTTAATCTTGTTTTGGTTGTAGAGGTAGTTAGGGTATTGTCAAGATTTTACTGATTGTAGTGCTAAGTTGAGTACTATTGCTCTTGCTCGTTGTTTATCTTCGATAATGTCAGAGACACTTACTCAATCCCAGTTGTGTGAAGTTGGGTAAATAGCCCTGTCTATGAACGGCATTTTATCTCATTTTATTTCTTGTAGTCTTATAATTAATTTACGTCAGTTTGCTAAGGTTATGCGGTGGAGTTTGTCTTTGTAGTATGTGTACCATTCGAGTAATGGGTAATCTTGATTTTCTCAAGATAGTTTATTTACCTTAGTGAAATCGTCAAAACCTTGTGCTTCTTTT